AATATTCACGTCTTTCTTTCTCGTGCTGCCATTGAGAAAAAACCAAGGCAAATGCACCAACGAAAAGGGCTACTAAGATATAGGGTACAAATCGCATAAAAGCTAACAGAAGGTGGTTAATATGTACAGATTACTTAATTTTCTTATCATTTACCGCACTCGTTAGGTTTGTGCAAATCTTCGGTATTTTCCACGGTGAATTGAGCGATAGCAATAGATACAACCCCTGCAACTATCCCGTATTCTACAATAGTACCAAGCCACGCAGGGAGCTCTTCACCGTATGCCAGGGTAATAGCGGTACATAAAGCCGCAAATGATGCAGCAATTCTTTTAACTCGTTTAAAAAAAGAAGGCGATTCTAAGCATAACCTTTTCCATAAAATACGTAAGCTTAATTTTTTCATAATTATATTGGTCTAATAAAGCCTTTACACTTTGAGATCAAACGTACACGCCTGCAATTCTCAAATCCATTTCTGCTTCCTTCGTCATTTGTGTTCCCTTCGATTGTGTGAATATTAAGACCTTCAACACGTTCAACAAATCCCGTATGTCCTAAGCCTTTGCCATAGTCCATAATAAATATGTCACCTGCTTTAGGGGTTGTAAATTTCATATCCTTACTAACTTCATTCCACATCCTTAATACACCACCCGTTTTTATTAAATTATGATGTACATTAGCTTCTTTGCAGCACCAATAAACAAAGGCCATGCACCATGAATACCCTGGATTTAATCCAACAGATTTCAAATACTTATCTACTTGTGGTCCACTATTTGAACCCTTCGGAACCTCCTCTACTCCAATCTGCGAAATAGCTATATTTATATGATTCATTTTAAAGCCCTCCTTTTGTTACTTTCAACTATTGCCAATCTTAATTTTTCTGAAATCGGCTTTCCATAATTATGATTAAGATCACCCTTGTGGGCTATAGAGTTTTTGTAATTATGATCAGCGGTTTTAGGTATTCCTTTGGATGATTTAGATATTAATCTTCTAGTTTTTAATGAAGGAGAGTTTCCGATATTAGAGTAAGCAAATTGCTGCTTGTTATACCCTTTATTTCTTTTGTATGAAGCATATTTATCTATCCAAAACTGCTCGCGCTCCTTTAATTCATACTGTTCACAGGTTTCAATTACTATAAAAAAGAAAGAATCCCAGCCGTATTTTTTTATAGCATTTGTCAAATGAACATTCCTATGTGTATTGTTATTTATTTTCCAAATGTGGTTTTTAATTCTTTTATTGATATTAATAGAGCTTCCGATATATACTTTATTATCAAGCAGGCACTTTATTTTATATACACCAGATACTTTAGGGTAATTAATCCCTAAGTTAGACATATGTGTTTGAGCATCACCCCAGTTAGAACCCCTTGGTATTTCTTCGACTCCTATTTGTGATATTGCTATTTCAATTACCTTCATGATCTTTATTTTTATCCTCCGTTATTATGCTGTCAATCCTGTTTGTAATTATGTATAAAACGCTCCCTTGTTGATTAAATCGCTCGTTAATGTGATGAAAAACAAACGCAAGTATGACTATAAGAAAAACTAATATCGTGCATAGAAACGTATCCCGAATTTCAGACCGTTCTTCTTCACTTGTATTTCCCTTCTTTTTCACTTGTCTTTTCGTTTGTTTTATTCAGCATTACCAACTACATCAATATTATCTTTTTTGCTTTTTTCAGACCAATTTTTAATGCGTTGGCCAAGTTTTTTAAACTTCACCTTTTCTATTAAAATGTCTACTATGATTCGGAATAAAGAATCTTTATCGGCTAATAACCCTCTTAAAATAAAGCTTCCAACAACCCCTATTATAAGCGTTATTAAGGCTACTATTATAGTATTGCTTATGTTGGAATCTGAATTAGTAACCGACTCAATAATAGGGTTTGCCTTTGCGTTTGCACTAGTTATAGACTCACCACTGATAACCCAAACGTAAATTATCGGTTGCAACGCATGATAACATACCGATATCACGGATGTTAATATCCCACTCTTTAAATCTTTAATATCAAAATTGTGGAAATGGTGGTGCATTATACCAATTCAGATTTTTTAACCAGAACTAATTCTTTTGTGTCAAAGTTCACACCTTTGGCTGCATATTCTAAAGGACAATAACCCAACAAATCGAGTGTAATTGTTAAATTATCATTCAGTTCTTTTAATGACTTTTGAGCCTCTGTTTGGAAGTGATTATTCTTTGCAATTGCTTCGTTAAGTACTGCAAATGTTCCTTCTGAAAGTTTAATAGATATGTCTGTGTTTATTTCCTGTACTTCGATTGTATTTTCCATGATATTTTTTTTACAAATATAATTAAATTATTGAATAATTAAGGAACTAACACCCATCCAAAAGCAACTGCTCCCGTTAACGCTGTTAATGTAACAATGTCGTATGTTGTAGTTGTTTGATTTGTTACGTAAAAGCTTGCTGCACTTACTGCATTCTGTGCTACAGGTGTTACAACATAAGTATTATTTAATTGTGTTGGTATTGTAACCGTAAATGTAGATGTTGCTGTACCTGTTGCTGTAAATGTTCCTTTTATTACTTTTTGTGCTGCAATATCAGATAACCATGCTACTGTTTGACGTGTTAATGAAAACGGGGTTTGATAGAATCTTGTACCGTCAAACTCAAGGGCTCCAGAAATTGGCGTTGTTGCTAATGCTCCGGCCGCAACTGTACCTGCAACCGTTTGCGCTCCCGTTGTTGATCTTAAATAAGAAACCGAGTTTGTTGTACATGCCGTTACCGCTACCGTAGCATTGTATCCAGTTGGTGTAATGCCTAACACCGTAATCATTTGCCCTACATAAAATGGAGGTGATAGCTGTGTGGCAAAACCAATAGTTGCGACACTTCCCGTACCCGATGCCGAAGTAGTAACAAGCGTAAGGCTTGGAGTCATAACTATAGGTGCGCTCGTAGTTGTGCCGTGCTGCACGGTCAAGAACCCTGCTAACGGTGCACGCCCTAAGCCAAATTGATTAGCTGTATTTACTTCCCAAGCTTTTGTACCTGAATTTATTAAAGTAAAGTTGTTGGCAGAGTCGTTTATAATCTGGTAAAAACTACCGCCAAAACTATTATTGCCGTTATATGTACTAAACTCAAGTACGGACTGAAATGATCCAGAAGGTTTTGTTATTTTAAAATACACATTACCTGATCCAGATATTCGAGCAGATGTATTGTCTGTTAAGTGCCAACCGTAAATGTCGTTTAATTGCAAAGGGCCGTTACGGTTATAAATCTGACTTACAAACCCGTTGGGATTTGCAAAAGTCATGTGGTACGGGATAGTGTTGTCCGTTTTTGTTTCTAAATCTAGTACGGAATATACCCCTGCATTTGTAGAAGCTAATGCGACCGTTCCATATTGAGCACGAGTAACACCACTCATTGTTGTACCTGCAATATTGTTATAAGTAATTAATTCAACGGCATTATTAATGTTGTTGAATATCATTGCAGGGCCACGGTAATTAAATTGTGCAAATGTAGAAGAACCGACAAAACTTTTATCAGCGGTTCCCATTGGAGAAATTCCCGATTGACTCCCTTTGATTATTTTAAGAGGAATTTGTGTGCGAATTTCGTTGTTTTTGTTTTTAGAATAATCCTTGCTAATATTTAAGTGCTGTAAAATAGCGTCACTCATTAGCTCATTTATTGCTGCGCCTGGGTGTATTCCGTCGTCAAATTGACTAAATGAACCAACTATGCTATTTAAATGAACTATTTTATTGGCCGGCAAATTTGCATATATAGCGGCATTGAATATATTAATCTCTGTAGTATATGTATTCCTGTCTAACACAGTACAGAATGTTATATCTGTAAACCCTGCGTTATTCAATCTTGTTATAAATGCTTGGTACTTCGTAAACGCTACCGTGCCTCCAGATGCAGAAACTTGATTTGACCCTAAAGGAAGTATAATCTTTTTTGGATTAATCAAAACCAAATAATTAATAAATTCAGGTATATCAAAGTCGTCAATATTGGCCTGTCCACACGCCAATTTAACCAAGTCAACACCTGCATTATACAGGTTTGATTTATAGGTATATTCCTCGTTGTAGGTTGTAGCCCCTGCCGTAATTGAGTCGCCAATTATTACATATTCTGGATTGTATTTATTTAAATCTCTGAATAAGAATTTAGTAAACCCGTGATTTGCACCACCCATTGAGAAGATAGCCAACTTACCTATCCCTATTAATGAATTAGCTAACCCTAATTTAAGTTTAACCTTAAATGATATTGTGGGACGTGTTGAAACCGTAACATTTGTAGCGGTAATAAATACTTGATCTACGTTAAAAGTACATTTAATATCAATCAAATCACCTACATTGACAGCGATAGACAACGTAGGCCCCACTATCCTGTCGGAAATATCTGCACCGCTATGAATTACCTTAAAAACTGATGCGCTCGAAACTGTTGTATCTAGTCCAAATTGGAAGTTACCTAAAAAGTAGGGTATGCCATACATTAACCCGTGTGTGTTAATGTCCCCAACTTTAGTTGTAACAGTAAATTGGAATTTATCGGACGCTACTTTATAAGCGTTAAGAGTCAATACGTTTCCACTACCTGCCGAACCGTTATTTACCGTAATTATTCCTGCACCTAAAGTCCACGTTGTTGTCCCTGCGTTTGTATAATTGGTTGCAACAGTACCAACAGCAAAAGCCTCTGAATATATTACACCAACTTCTTTATTTGTTAATTGATAGAAAGCATTATAATCTCCTGCGGTTGGCATTGCTGCTGCTACTGTACGACCATTGAAGGACGTTAAGCCTGCGGAGCCGACACCAGAGCCAATTAAATAACTAGCCCACACGCCACCTTGAAATACTCTATTAATTACCGATCCTGCAATTGCATAGGCTACGCCACCTATAGTTGATGTTCCTGCCAAAACCTTGACTTCGTATCCTAACCCTTCGACTCCTGTAGGATCTGTGAAAGTAGCCGATGCAGAAGCGTTATATAAGGCCCCGTTAACGGCTGTCGTGTTGGCTAAAACTACAATAGGATTTAATCCTACTATAATATCCCCTGTAAAATCTAACTTATTGTCTACGCTCTTCATATCAAGTCTGAATCTATTACGTTATATGCGTTTGAAATTAAATTTGTGTAGGCGGCACCGGAAACGATGTTGAAATCTTTGTTTGATTCGCAATGTGAAATTTTAACATTTGCCCCCGAAGATATTTTTATAGAATCTTTAGTGATTTCAAGTTGTATTGATTCTGTATATTTTACAGATGCTCCGTCACCGATTGTAATTACATCTTTTAAAGATGTTGATATATTCTTAAACCTGCAATTGTAAATTGTGCCCAAATGAACGCCACTTGTTCCGCTTCCTTCACACCCTTCAATAACTCCAATGGCGGATGTTTTCCCAAAAGAGAAATTGCCTCCTTTGCAGTTTTTTATTTTCCCTGAAACAGTTACAAGTGTTGGAGATGCACTGTTGCCACCAAATGAATATATTCCTGATTCACAATCCTGTATTATCCCAGAAATAACAACATTGCAACCGCCACTTGAGCTTGATCCATAATTATTATCACCCGTAGATTTACACCCACGTATTATTCCAGAAATAAGTACTTCAAACCCAGAAGCGTTGCTGTTCCCAAAAGAAGAAAAAGGTGATTCGCAATCTTCAATTAATCCAGATATTATTACTCCACCTCCGCTGGCCCGCCCAAATGAAGTTCCGGTACTAGTGCATTTTTTTACTGTTCCTGAAATAGTAACTGCCGATGATGCGGAATAACCACAAGAGTTATTTAAAAATGAGCAATTTTCAACTATCGCGTTAGATAAAATAGAACCTTGCAACACCGCCCCAACCGAACATTTAACATTATAATATTGCCCGTCCCACTCTGGCGCGTCTGTTGCTGCACTTATTATTACATTATCCCATACACCAACATCCACAATACCAGTTCCGTGAGCAATTGAAAGGCCTGAAGCATTTGATATTGTCAAGTTTGAAATTTTATAAACAACGTTTGCTGAACTAACTACAATTATAGATGTAAGTAGCGATGTTGAAAATATTTTTATATCTTCTTTTCTTCCAACACCTTCTATATTTACTAACCCATTCGCTAACATAGCAGTTGGTATGTCGTATCCACCTGACAATAAATACACAGTTGCTCTATTCGCCGATGTTAGGGATAAACCATTTGGAGTTTTAGCATTGCATGCAGCGATAGCAGCCAAAAGATTAACCCCGTTTTGCGCCGCGTTTCCTGTAGCTTTTACAACCTCATAATTTTGCCCTGAATATGGTATTCCCCCTATGCCGTCTACTAATTCTTCGTGTGTTATTTTCCGAGATGAATTGACAGGGTAGTCAGGGGTTCCGTAAGTTCCAATGTTTTTGGAAACTTCGTACAAATCCTTTAGTCGAGCAGGATTATTTACCGACCCGTAAGGATCCAATTCAGGTATTTTCTTAGTAGGTATAGCCATTAGTTTACAACTCTTATATAGTCATCACTTGTTTGTCTTAATATATTATCGCTTGTAATTCGTCCTCCGTCGGGAATGTCTGTATTTTCAACCTCATAAATTCTAGCATATACCGTTACTTTTTGACCTTGCGGTATTTTGGTATAATCTAGTATCGCTTTCCCTGTAAAGGTATTAATATTTTTAGTTATTTCTACCTTTTTTAGCAACCCAACACCTTTCCAACAAGACAATGAATTCACATCATACACGCTAGATATGCGTTTTATTTCTGTTATTCCACCGCCTTCAAAAGATTCACACCAAAGAACCATAGCAACGTTTAAAATATCAGGTACAACGCCCGTATACTTTGTAAATTTCGCCTCAATTAATGTATCCTTTTGAGATTGATTTGAGTAAACGTATTTTTTAGGCCCCGAAACAATTTCGGTGTTAGTTGCTATGTCGAAACTTTTAATCTCACAATTTGACCAATCCGGATTAGAATTAAAATCTGTAGATGTTAACGGATAATCAAACGACTGTTCGAAGTTTTCACCGTTTTGCTCTAAATCAAAAGAAACCCTATATACACAAGTCCATCCGATTGAATTTATAAGTCTATTCCAAAAGTGATTAGACCCTTTAAATGGCAATGTTGAATCAAAAATAGATTCAGGTATTTCATTTAGCCCTGCTATTTTTAGCCAGTATTCCCATCTATTCATGAACGGGAATGACAACACCCATGCACGCACATTGCCTATGTCAGAAGTATATTCTCGTTGGAAAGTAATTGTTTTTCTTATGCCGTCTTCTATTTTATACGGCCTGTCTCCAATAAAATCTATGTCCTGTACTGCTGGCAAAGATCCTACTGTATTATAGTTCTCAGTTGAAATAAAGTAGCTATCAAGTACTATGTCTGCTTCTGTCGAGTGCTTTAGTACTATCTGAGGCGTTACCGATTTAATAATAATATTGTCATCTTCTAAGCCTGTATAATCTAATGTAAATAGCGTATTCGCAACCACGTCATCAACGGGAAACATTTGCAATGTAGGCTTTCCGTTTATTGTATTTTCGTATGGGTGTTCAATAAAAACATTATTTGCATCAAATAAATCAATCTTTGTCTTTTGAACGTAGATATAATTTACATCGACTAGCACATTTGTCTTATCCGATAATTCAGGAATAGTACTTGTATCTTCAATAATGCACCATAAAGCATATTGAGCGATATCGCCTTGTAATAATATTGGCAATTGGCCTGACCCTATTTCAATATTAGCTGTAATTTCTAAAATTGAAGTACTTATAACTTGGGCCTTAATATTTTTTATTATCTGCAATGATGTTCCGAACTTTTCCCCATTAACAACAACGTTATTGGCTATTAACTTTTTGCTGTCAAAAGAAAAGTTAGTTTCAATAGTTCTATCTGTATTTTGATAGAACGTTTCATCTGAAGGCAAGTAATTAAATCCTAAAACTAAGGCCGTATTGACTGCGCTAAAATTATTCGTACTTGAATTTATTCTAAATTTAACCTCAATAGGAACGTATTCTAGTTGATTTGCAATGCTTAAATCTATCCTTTTAAAAGATAATGCAGTAAGCGCGTACGGTGGAATTGTTCCGTCAAATTTAGTATTAAACCACCCAAATTGTCCTACGCCTTCTATTGGAAGTACGTTAGCGTCATTTACTATATACGCGTTTTTTTGGTATTCAATTTGACTACTATATTTTATATCGTTATCAGACTTGAAATAGTCTGGAGGCGTTCCATTTAATAGGCTACCGTATTGGCCTGTTAAAAATAATGGGCCTACAACAAACTCATGATTAATAATAATTGATTGGGAAGCGTACGATGGAGTATTTCCGTTGCCTGAAACTTGTAGTTCTGTTGTCTTGAATTGCCAATCCTTAAGCCCGACCGATAAAGCAGGGGTTATACTAATTAACGAAACCTTTATAGTTGAATTTAAAATAAACTTTTGCAAAGACCCATCAACCAAAGAATTGAACCCACCGATTCCTAGTCCGTACTGATATATAACAGACTTCATGTCCGTAGAGTTATATATTGCACCTCCATCAAGAAGCCTATTTGTGTAAGTATTTGACATCCTTGCTATACCTCCTGAAATTATTTCGACAATCACGTCTGAAACTTCTACATCAGTTGGAAAAGTTTGGGATCTAAAAACTATAGTGTCCCCAACTTTGCACTCGTTAAAGAAATTGCCATCTTCAACATACCATAAATCTGCATTATATACCTTTCCTGAAATTGAAGGATCTGGATTAAAATACCCCTTATTATCACCTGATAGTATTGTAGCTTGCTCAAAATAAATGACACTTTTAACATTTATTTTTTCGCCAATACAACCGTATAGAATACTAGATTCAATAGACCCTCTCGTTTGCGTTAAGTATTTTCTAGATAATAAGCCTATCATAACTACAATCCAGACTTTTTAAGCATATTAGTAAGCCCTGCCATAGCTTTATCCATTTTAGGTTTAATGCTGTGTAGCTCTTGTGATTTAATATCAATCTCAGAAATATACCCATTCATTTTAGCACGCGTAACGGGATCTAAGCTGTCCACCAATTCAGGTGTAATTAATTTTTCAAACTGTTTTTTTAGTTGATCAACCACAGAAGCGGCAGAACTCATGCCCTCTAGCATTTTTGATAAGTCAGAATTATTCTCCGGTTGGTTCATAAATGTCCTGCTTTAAATTATAAATATACTTTCTGCGAATCTTATAACTACAACTTGCTGTCTGCTTTGTAGGGTTGAATTTCAATGAAATCAATTCCCCCTCTTCGCCTTGCGGTGTAAATATAGCATTATTATTCCTTACAGTTTCATAATCGTCAAATGAAAATGGAAACTCTGGATTTTCTTTTAATACAAATTGATTCGCAGGTTTCCCATTGGATTCAACAAATGATTTTAAGTAATGGTAATTTTCATATAAGTAACGAGCATTTAACAGCTGCTTATTTCTCGCAGCCATTCGAGTGCTTCTTGGCGTTGTACTTTGATCTATAATGAACACCTTAGGGATAGTAACATAATCTGTTTCCATTTTAAGAACACCAACCCTATCTTTAATCATTTGTCCAAGTTGCGGAGTCTTTATTTTTTTAATTGGCTCTAACTTTATTTTAATTTTTATACCTATTGTGGACAATGATTTAAGTATGTTTTGAATTATCTCTATTAATACATTGATAGCAATAATAGCAACATTTAAAGTAGTTATTATGACTGTCAAAGCTACCTGTATTCCTTTTGAAAATTCAAGCAAAAGCTCCTCTATTAGAGTTAATTCAGTTTTTGTTTTTCCTAAAGCAAACTGTATCCTTACTTCATTCAGACTCCTAAGAAGAGATCTTTGTTGGAATACTGCCGTTTTGGGAACAATGCTAACTTGTACAGAAGTTCCTAAATACTCTTGAATGGTATGCCTATCGTTTAAATCAGTCATGAATGAAACAATAATAGTAGAATTGAAGTCCTCATGGTTCAAAGTGAATGAGTCTTTATTATCGAACCTATCCGGAATAGTTATCCCGTTATTGCCTAGCTTAAAATCAAAAGGCTCAAAGTAAAGAACCCCGTCCGATATGACTATTTTAGCGTTGAACATGGTTTTTAAAGCTCGCAAATAGTCTCCAAATGTCCCTTTAAAATACCCTATCTTTTCATTGTTATTTTTTAAATCTCCTGCCAATCCTGCAAATATTCCGCTATTCCCTTCAAATACATTATACTTTTCTGGCATCAATACAAATCCCTTCCATTGCGGAGCCTGTAAAATGCTGCTTCTAAATTGAAGGTTCATGTATTTGCACCCAATTTCAAACTGATCTAGCACAGTCATTACGTTGTGGTACTTAACAGGAGGGACAAGTAATGTAATAACTCGAATAATCAAAGGTATAAGCGATGCAAATAATAAAACTAAGTAAACAATTTGCAAAATAAGCCTAGGTATGGCTGTCATTTCTAACGGATTGACAGAGTTTGCAACAAGCTTTACTATTTCGGTTATTTGTTCCCTTATTTTGTCTACTATCAAAAATATAGTAACTAGAGTCATAGCAACTTCAAACCAATCTTGCTTCTTAACAATAATGTAAGGTACAGGAATGAATTTATCTTTACTGAAATATCCAATCGAGTAGAGATATTCAAAAGAAAATGAGTCTGAGTAGTCGTTTAGCCAATCAATAGAACCTGTTTCAACCGCAGGCGCTGTTACTTTGCCATTGTCGTATCGAGCCTTCCATAAGTCAACATAACCATCAAATATAGTGTATCGCTTACCGCGCTCGTTGGATAAAGTTATCTGTAGCTCTTTACCCTCAAGAATACCTACGCCTGTTTGATCTTTAAATTCTTTCTTTAAAATGAAAGCCCCGTCTATCCCGTCATTTTCCATAACGCCAAATTCAAAGTCGTTAATAGAAAGCGCTTGACCTGCTCCGTCTTTGTCCCAGTTTAACTCTAAAGATAATTCAGGGTAATTGTTCGGTGGATTTATTTCTGTTCCAAGAAGTTTGTATACTTGTTTCATATCCTGCCTTTTTTGTTTTTGTGAACAGTAACATTTTTAACCCCGTTTGCATAAACTGTTTCAATCAAATTTCCTAAGCTGTCAACATCAACCATTTGCGTAGGTTTATTTTTTATTTCAGTGAGCAACTTAACAATGTCTGAATTGCTTTGCATTAACGCAACGCTGTTGGCTATATTTTCGGATGTGCTTCCTGTATTTCCGCTTGTGAAGGCTTCGTATTTTGGCATGTACAAATCCTTAAATGTTCCGTTATTAAGCGATTTTACAACGCCAGGATTGCCAACATTTGACTCAGCCTTAACAACACCCTCTTTCCTAGATAACATAAAAGGGATTGAATCCGACTTTGTTGTACCTGGGCCTTCTATCATGTCGTTACCTTCAGCCGCAAATTGCACTATGCCCTTTGCTAAGCCCTTAAATAATAATACATCTGCAATTGCACGCGCTCCGGCACTTGCTGGATTTGCCCCTGGTTGGCTTAATTCTGCATTGTACGCATTAAGTAAAGCCTGTGCAGTTTGTATCTGATCTTGAATTTTGGCCTGTCTTTTTGCTGCATCTTGCTGTGCTAGTTGCTGTTTTGCCAAATTGGCTTCTTCAAATGCCAATTGATTAGCTTGTCCGCGCGCTGCTAAATCTTGCTGTTTGGCAATATTAGAGTTCGTTTTATCAATTTGCCTTTGCTGTCTGTCGTTTTGTTGTGTGAATCTTTCATCTAAAGCCTCCGAAAATGCTCCTGAAGCTTTATTTATATTGTCAACAACTATGTCAGTTTGCTTTATGAGTATTTGGTTTTGACGTTCTGCAATTTGCTTGTTTAAATCCTCTGTGGAGTTAGCACTTTCTGTATTTAACTTTTGAACATTTTGGTTGTATTGAGCTATCAATTTGGCGCGTTCAGAAGCCTTTAACTGTTCATCTGCAATTGATTTGTTTACATTCTCCTTATCAATTTCGTATTGCTTATCCAATAATTCACGCTTCACTCGAGCCTCTTCTTCTGCAATAGCAATGCGTTCGTATGAAGCCTGTTGTGCTAAGCTTATAATATTGGTGTTGAATACATTTTCATTTCTAAATAATAGTTCACTAGCCAATCGTTCCTGCTCTGCCTTGTTGGTCGATACCTCATTTAATGCCTGCAATTGTGTGTTTTGCTGAATAATTGCAATTTCTTGATCAAGTCTTTTGATCTTCCCAAGCCTTTCAATTTCTTCAATCTTAAAATTAGCAATACGTTCGTTGTTAGCTATTTCATTTGTTTGGGCTTCATTAACAACTTTTGCAACCTCTGTCGTAGCTTCTTCAGATAGCTTTGTCGCACGCAAATTCTTTAGTTTGCCAGCCAATACCACCGCATCAGTAGTCGCTATTAAGTCGTTTAGTTCGACTTCTGAAATGGCTTGCTCACCCCTACTAGTTTTTAATTGTGAAAGTATTCTTATTTCTTCATTTTGGGCAGCTAGTTGCTTACCTCTTAATTCATCATTTAAATTCTGACGGTCTTCAAGTTGTATTTTTTCATCTGCAACCTGTTTTGTAAGTATTTGCACCTGTGCATCGGCTCCTAATTTCTTAGAACGGATTAATTCAACCTGGTTAATAATTTCAGTCTGTGCAATTTGCCTTCTTCGTTCTGCTTCCTGCCTGTCTAAGTCATCCAACGCATCGGCTGCCGCAAGTTGTGCTAAATACTTATCTTGTAACGCGTCAAGTTCTTCATTACCTGTCTTGATTGTTATTTTAGATCTAAATACTTGCTCTTCTGTTAGCTTTCTAGATGCTTGTATTTCTGCTTCAGACAAACCAGACTTGCGCAAAGACAACTCTAATTGATCTCTAGCAACATCAAGTTCTTTGTCTGCAATACTTTTAGATATCTTTGCACCTTCTAATCTTAACTTAATAGCACCCTCTAAAGCGGCCTTTTGCTCGTTAAGCGATATAGTGTTATCGGCTTGTATTTCGTTCAAATCTTCTTCATCCATCTTTACTTTCGTAAGTGATATTTGAAGGATTCGTATTTGATCTTCGTATTCGAATATCTTTTTTGTAAGTGCATCATAAGCCGCAATCTGACTTTCCATAGCACTTACATTCCCATCGAATGCAGTAGTTAATTTAATTGTAGCCTCTTCTGAAAGCTTATTTGCTGCGGCTATTTTCCGTTCTCCTTCCGCTCTTTTTGTTGCTGAAAGTGAGAATTTGTCAGTGTATCCATCAATTTTAAGAAGTAACGCGTTGAATTTATCAACCAAACCACTGCCTATTTTACTAGCAGATCCGACAAGTACGTCAATAGTTCCCTTTAATTTATTTAACGCTAAATCAAATTGAAGCGCACCTTCACGGGATGAAGTGAAGAACGAAAATAACGAAGCAATAGCCGCAATTACTAAAGTAATACCAGCCGCCTTTAATGATTTACCTATCTTACTTGCTCCGTCGGCCGCTGTATCTTCTGCTTGCCTAACCTTTTTTAGTTGATCAACAAGCCCTCCAAACCCTGCTAAAACAGCCTTAGAGTTATTATCTAATTTGCCAAGGCCTGCGGAAAACAAGTCCGTGCCTTTTAATGCTTCTGCAACTTGATTCTTATAGTCACCTACATTACGGTTAAATTGTCCTACGTCTGAATCAACTTGCTTTAATTCCTTATCTAAAGCCTGTATAGACTTCTTTAAATCCTGCGTTGCTTTATCGGAACCTTTTCCTGCCAGCGCTAGCTCTTTATATTCCTTACGTAGATCATTAAGGCGTTTTGATTGTTGAAAATATAATGAATTTTGTTGTTCTAAAACTTTGGCAGCCTTTAATTTTTCAGCGTTCGTTTTCTTTTCCTGGCTTTCTTCTGCCGCCTTTGCCTTTGTAACGGCCACTGTTGCTTCAGCTTCTAGCTTTTTAGTTTCAACTAAAATCTTTCTTTGCTTTGCTGACTTGTCTAAAAGCTCATTCTGCTTTTTTATTTCAGCGGACGTTTCCCCCTTCTTGACCTGAACTAACTGCTTAGTTGTTTCCTTACTTAATTCAACAACCGCCTTTTCAGTCTTGATAATTATATCGAGAAACTTTTCAGCGGAGGCCGTAGCGTTCTTAAATAAGTCTTTTTCGATTACGTCATTACCGGTAATCTTTTTAGATTCAGCCATTATTTTTTATTCTTTTCAAGGATGAAATTTACCATTTCGTAAAAGTCGGAAACCATTGTGCTTTTCCTGTCAATCTTAAAACCCATTTCATGTTCAACCCACGGGATCAATTTAATCAATTTTTTACCATGTTCTTTTGATTTGCCAAGGGATTCTATTTCATCTTCTAATAAATCAATATGAATTTGAGCTGAAAAGTCGCCAGAATAAATCTGTTTGCACTTCATTATTTCAAGATCAACACGCAAAGACTGCATGTGAACGAACTCTTTTGTAACTCCAAATACATCTATAAAGTTATATTCTAGATCTTCAAATGCCTTTGTTACACGTTTGCAAATCTTACCCGTACGGCTTAATTGTGTAGGGTCTGAATTATCATAAAGCTTAATCCAATTATCCACAGGCATTTCTTTGACCGTTCTATAGTACTTCGTTAAGTATCGACCTTCGTATTGATTCGCGAAGTATTGGTAACATCTTTTGACCAAGTTCATATTTACTGTTTTCTGTTAATCCTAATATTTCGCCAAACTTATCGACTAAATCGCCGTCCTCTTTGCTCGTATTTGCTACGATTACGAACCCATCTTTTTTAATATCTACTCTAAATGAGTCGTAAAATACACCTGAATCGTATAATGTGTAAGGTTCACCAACCTCTTTACGGGAAACTAACCCGTTAAATATATACGATTCCTCACCGTTAAGTAATGCAGTAGTATAGGAATACGTACCTATTACGTTGTCATCAACATCTAACCCTTCTTTATAAAGCTGCTCAATCCTGTTTAGCCGGATAATGAATTGCTTTATTTTAGGTATAGCAAAGACTGAAACAGATACAGTATTTACATCTAGATTAATAGTATTTTCAGCTAATCGTTTCAGAGAGTCAAGCATACCTACTTAATTTCTTCATGCGTAAACCATGTTTCATTTTGAACGCCAATAACATGGCACAGCTCAGGTTGTTTACTATTGGATGAAGGGAAAGTAATACATAGCAATCCTGTTTCGGATACATAATACATACTTATTCCACTTTCTGTTGTCATGCCTAAATATACGTTATTTAATTAAACGAAAAAAGCCACATACACGTCAATGTATGTGGCAATAAATAATACTCATAAATATAGCGCCTACAACTTTGGGTTTATTTCATCCGGCCAAAGTCAGCTATAATGTTTTGCCACGCTACTTCTAAATATTACTTTACTCTTAAATACTCCTTAATTAAATTACCTTTCCTTCCGTGGTACTTACGAATCAATACGTATGTGTTACCGTTTATTGCTTTCACTTCAAATCATTAAGCCTAACAAACGCATGAGACATTCCCTGTGCGCTATTGTTTAAAGCTGACTTATGTTGATAGTCCGCCCGTATGCTCATTACGTCTGTACTCAGCCCACTTGTATTCATTGTAACAAAATACCCTATGCCCATGTTTCGGGCGTCATACGGCTCATACCTAACAGCACTATTAGTCTTGATTGTATCTTGCATCCAATTGCCATTTACAACGCGTTTCCAAATGTATGGCACGCGGTTTGAGTAAAGGGTAAATTTGACTAGTGTAGTGTCTGTTTCGTTGGTGTTTGTAGTGTCTCCTATCACGGTTGCTGTTATGTTAGTTTGTGGTATTGGTTCGTCATCTTCGCCACAGGAAGTAAGTAAGATTGAAGCTAGTGCAATAAATAGTAGTTTTTTCATAGTTGGTTATTTGTTAGTGAAATATGTGGATGTTGTTTAATTGTGTATTCGAATGTGAGTAGCTTGTCGTTATGTTCTTTTCCTTTGCTTTCAAACTTAATAAATTCATCCATTAAGTCGCAAATATCAAAGCTTTCCCCGTTACCAAATGTGACAATCCAAACGATATCCGATCCCGAAAAGACCCCTTTTTGTTGTAAGAATTTAACTGCGCTCATGGTTTGACAATTTTAATTATTGTTTCAATGTTGCAATTGCGGCCGATTGAATCTTTTATCCTGCCAGATTCGACCTTAACCCAAACCGATTGTAATATAATATCTCCATAATTACGAACCAATTCAATAGCATGTTGATTATTTGCCCAATCCGACCCTACAAATCCAATTTTTATTGTAGTAGGCTTAACGTCAGATTTCAAAAGCATCTTGTACATAACACGCTTACTCCTGAAAACCTTACCAACCAAACTATCGATTGAAATTTCTTTTGATTTAATCGGTTTGCCTGTTTTTAAATTAACTATACCGTTTTCGTGAATATTTTCGAATAATTGTCTAGCACTTTTCATAACTCAACTTTTCTTTTTAATGCTTCATTAATAGCTTCAAGCTTGAAGTCTTCAAAAGAATCTATTGATTCACATAATGGACATGTGTTAAATTCATTACCTTCATCTGTATAGTCGCTTTCTATTTCATCATGCAAAACCATACACCCACAATCTAAACATTTTAATTTTGTTTTTTCATATTCAAATACATAGTTAGGATTTGGTGTATGATCAAAAACAAGATGGTCATTATTAAATGTAAAATCAGTTACGCCAAAAGACTTTAATTGTTCAATCTTTGATTTGTCAGTAACAATGCCTTCTACTGAAATATATTCACCACCTGCACTCCTAAATACCTGCTCTGCTTTAGTGATAATATACCTATTATTATATCCTGAACTATCAAGTAATTTTTGATTCATTTTACCCTTGTATTCAAATGTTGCTTCTCCCTCCCTAACAATTATAGTTTTCGATTGACCATCTTTAGGATGTGGTTTTATTGAATACAAATCAATTAATACTTTAATCATAACTCAACTTTAAAATTTAAAACCTTTTCAATATTTGCCAAGTCAAAAGGCCTTGGCTTGCGCTCGCTTCGTTCGATATAACCTACGTAATTTGTAGTTTTTCCGATCAAAACAGCTAGATCCTGTTGACTTAACCCTTTAAACTTTCTACGCTTATTTATTTGCCTTCCTACCGATAATTTAATTTCCATATTCAAACTTACTATTATCTAACGACAATAACAAATATTTGTTACAATATTGTTTATTGTTTAACAATTGTTAACATAAAAAAGAGCCTCAGCATGTGCCAAGGCTCTTAAGTTCTTGCGGGTATTTGAACGGGTGTTTATTAAATCACTTTCACACCAACACAATTAAGACCTTTTTTGCCTTCAATCGTATCAAATGTTACTTTGTCATCTGTTTTTAGATCGGTAGTCAATCCGCTTGCGTGTACGAATAGCTCTTTGCCTGTTTTGTCATCAATGATGAAACCAAAACCTTTTTCTTTATTATAGAATTTTACTTTACCTGTATTCATGATACTTTTATTTACTGTTAATGTTTATTTTGAACTTAAAAATAAACATAATTACTTATAAATCAATGCAACTATTCCCTTAAATGAGTTAGGTTTTGGAAGTAAGGATTAAATTTAAGGATAACAGGCGCAAACATAACCCCCTGCACCCAAACAGGAGCATATTCTGAATTAGGCACAACCTCCCTGTCTACGTGTCTAGTCGGGTTTTGGCTATTGTAATCATTAATAATCACACGCCCCGACTGCATCATGTCTGTTCTTAGGAACCTATGAACAGGCTCAGGCATTCTACCTATTTGCCATGTAAACTCTTCTACTTGGTCATCTTGCGTCCATATTTGGGAACCATTTGGATACTTAATATAAGTTCTTTCGAAATTGCTAGTTTCAAGTCCGAATATTGATCTAGGCAAACGAAGGGAATTATAATAGTTTAGATTCCCAAAGTCATCTATTTTAGAGTCAGATTCTTTAGAGCCTAAAATACCTTTTCGATACCATTCAGCTCGTACGGTAAAGTCTGCCCTATCGCTTGTATACTTTTGCAGTCTAAATTCAAATGAATAGTAAGTAACAGCACCACCAATAGACGGAGTTCCCTCGCCTTTAAACCTATAAACACCCTCTCCTTTTGCAACGAGTATTTTAGCCCATTCAATTTGATAACCGATTGCTTTTTCAGTGAATTTATTTGTGTAGAACCCAAACGCTTTAAATGTTCCATAGTCATCATTGACCAGTTCTTCATCTACATACACCCCGTTTACTTTTTTCTGAATATAAATCTTAGCATCCGGAAACAATTCACCAAAGAACCATATAACCGAGTGTTTATCGTTTTTATACTTAGATGTAAATGAAAGTTCCGCAAGTGCAGGAAGTTCAAAGCAGCATTCAGCCTTCTTTGGGATTAAGTCTAGGTTATCCGTACCCGTTCCCGTGGTATTTAGTATATAAAAGTCCTGCTTTATGGCTTGTCCGTTCATAATATTTTATTTATGTAAATGTACTAAATAAAAATGCCTTCACAATTAAGCGAAGGCATTTCCAACATGAAAACCAAATCAACAAACAATTAAACAGTAAATGTTTTAGCAATAACTGGGGCAAAGTCGAAACCTGCTTTAACCGGAGTTAATTTCTTAACCACAGTTGTTAGTGTGCTAGGAATAACGAACACATACGTACCAGACAATGCAGGCGTTTCCGTTACCGATGTGATTACGATTGGAGATCCATTGCCCGTTAGGGTAAAGTCTGCCAAAACTAACCCAGACGCATTATATTTGTCTCCTTGAGTAAATAAAGTAGCAAGTTTTGCAGTGAATCCAGTTGTTGTAACGCTCGTAAACGTAGAGTACACATCCAACAACCCCTTTAAGGATAACAAACCACCTTCAACTAAAGAATCATTATACACTCGCAGCAATGCATCATTTTCTTTCAATCCAAACTGAAACGATACAGTCAAGTATTCATTTGTTGTAGATGAAGCAAAAATGTAATTAGAGTCCAAAGAAGAGGGTTGCATTTTGATTGGATATAAGTCTTGACCTTCTTTAGTCTTAACAATACCCATCAACTTACCTTGGCTATCTATTAAATAGAATGCTAACTCATCGCATTCACACGCTTTTAATTGTCCTAAGTAGATTGTGCTTTGGCCTCTTACTTGGAAATTGACAGTACGCGCGCCTTGCTTGATAAATTCACGTGAACCGTTATCAAGCTCTTCAAATGTTGATTCCGATCTCGTAGATTCAAATGCATTTAAAGGGGTTGCGATTGGATACCAACGCTTAGATGCATCCGTCTGATTGATTTGTGCTGTTAAGAACGCATCATCAAGAACTTCGTTAGCTGCTATTTTATTTTCTGTTCCGTCGTTTGCATACGCATACGTAACAATTATGCCGGCTACATCTTTAAAGTTTGACCCGCAAACTTTAAGATAGCCAGTATTACCGATTCCTGTTAAACATTCTTCTGCTGCCATGATGGTAGTTTTAAATTAGTTTTATAAGTTTTTTTTCTAAAAGAATTTCAATAATAGACCCTTTCTTTTCAATTTTAGAACCTGGTGTAAGTTTGCCAAAACGTTCAATTACTTCAGCATTATACATTACAGATTCATCTATCAAAATAGGTTCAATAACATTTTCTTTTTCTTCCGAAACAACCGGCGTAATTTCTTCTAATGTTTCCACTGGAATAATTTTTTCGATTACTTCTTTTGATTCGTTATTATATGAATGTTTTTTCATAATAATTTTAATTTAACAATCAATGTCGCAACATGTACCGTAAATTGGTAGCGTAATATCTAATTGCTTACCGCTTAAATTGTCATTAAACAACATTCTGTCTGCTCCTTTAAAGTTGTAATTGGCAAACTTAATTTTATCCTCTGCCCTATAAACGCCTAACAATCCAATACCTTCACTTGATTTGCATGTTTCAATAAAGGTATTTAGCATGCTCCACATCGGCTCTATTGCATTGTCATCATAGTCATCCGATGTCCATTCTGAGAAATTAGCCTCCGTTAAGAAGAACAATGTTAATCCCGGCTGTCTTTCAATTAATGGATCGTTTTCATCCATCGCATCAACATCTTCACTAAACGGCCGTAACAAATACACCATAGGTATTTTGTCTTTCATGTCGACTATTTGCGTGTTTTCCATGTTGACTTGAGTTATCGAGCCATGGCAAAAGAACGGTGAAGGCAAATCAAATATGCTTACTACAGGCAAAACGGAACCCTTTACTAGTACGCTTTCATTGATTACTACATCTAATATTTCGTAATTATTGCCTGATATAGCAAATATTGTATTGCTGTTCTTTTGAAGGTAATGAGTACGTCCAGTTGTAAGTAAATAAGTTCCATTTGAATTATCCGTTACCGATTTAATGGTAAAAGTAAACTTCATTTGCGAAACTAATTCCCTTACAATATTTACAGTACTTTTCTTCATAGCATTGAAGCATAATCTTTGTTAACGCCGGCATAAGTTGGATAAACAACATTGTCATAAGCGCATAAATACCTGACAACCTTAAAAGCTCTTATTGCACGGTTATAATAACCTATTAAAAAGAACTTGTTTGCTGGTTCAGACACTTCTGTAACGTTATTAACAGGGCCGTTCATGGTTGATTTAACGCTGTTCTTTCTAGAATAAAAGAAGAACACATAAGCCAATACCATTTCCTTTAACCCTATATACTCGACATTTACTCCAACCATATCTTTTACAAATGGATTATACAGGTCAAGATAAAGCGGCGCTTGTGGAACCTTAGCAATAGATAAGTCAGCCTGAAATAAACCTAACAATTCAGACCCTAACAACTGGGATAATATTTGTTTCTCATATTTTTCAATGAATAAATTAATATTGTCCTGTCCGCTTTTGGCTAACTCGTAGTCTCCAACAAAGTCCGATTTATCAATTAGTATTCCCATTACACAATTTTACCAATTCCTTTATCTTGTAATCTAGTAGCATGCAAAACGTGCAACTTATAAGTAGATCCGTCTTTCAAATGCTTTGTACCTTTAAATTCCTTTTCATGTTGAACTTTAAAAGTTACAATATCTGAAAACTTATATTCACCTTCAGGAATTACCTTAGATGCTTTTTCTTGAGATTCTTTATTTTCTGCCATTTCTGTAATATTTAATTTTGAATGTGATTTTTGTATTTTAATTAATACCCCTCAAATTTATTTTGAGGGGTATTTTTAATTATGGTTTCTCGATGTCAGCCATGATCGTTGCAAAGTTAGCATAGATAAATCCAGGCTTCTTAGCAGTAGATATATAATTGTAGAAGTATTGCTCAACCACAATAGTATATTGATTTCTGATAAAGTCGTCTCCATTGTAACCAATTCTTACAATGATTTCGCCTTTCAAATCAACATGGTAAACAGAACCGTCACCAATAAAGAAGTTTCCAATCGCAACGCGTGGATCAACTATTACTGTTCCGAACTCGTACGTTTTGCCATCCCATTGGAACGGAGGCATGATATAGTGACCATCAACTCCTTTTGTAAGCTTCATAGCCCATGCATCAGCAGGATTTAAAACTAATACGTTTGGAGTATAGTATAAAGATTGAAGCTGAGCTATTGCAGCACCGATTGCAGCGTATCTATCAGCATTATCGATACTGGCATCTAATCCGTTATAAGCGTAAGGAGAAGCGTTTGCAATCATATCTGTCAGAATTAAATCTGTCATCTTGTTGCGCACATCAATTCTCATTAATTGCTTAATTGTAGACACCAATCTTGGGAAGTCTTGATCAAATTCCTCTGTAATTACAGAATAGCCAGCAGCCTTGCGATAAGATGCAGTACGTCTTTCGAATAAATACTGAACTAATGGCTTTAAAGCACCTTCAGCAGTGATATCAAAATCACCTTGCTTAGGTATTTCATCAAACCAAATCAATGCGGCAGAATTAGTATTACCTACTGAAACGAAGTTCAATATAAATGGCAGTCCTCTTTCAATTGTGTAAGCTGGGCCGTCACCAAGTCTTAACAATGCAGAAGCGGAACCTTGCTCTACAATAGATGCAGCATTACCACCAATCCCAACTGTACCAGTAACACCAGCCGCTTTAATTGTGAATGCAACACTTCCAGACTTGTTTAACTTGATTGATTCAAGGTCTGATTTTTTAGACTCTAAATCTTTTTTAAACGCATCTAGAACGTTTTCGCCTTCGCCTATTGATTTGTTTTCAAATTCAGCTAATTTAATGCCTTGAACTTTCAATTTATCAATAAGGTCGTTGTTAGCTTTCAAAACTTCAGTCTTAAATGCTTCAACTTCATCCTTAGTTGCAACGCCTTTCATAACGTTTGCGTGGTCTGCCTTTAGAGTTTCTTCTAATTTCTTAGACTCTTCTTTGATTTTTTCGGCTGCTTTTTCGCCAAATTTTACGACTAATTCGTCGAATTCTTTTTGTTCCATTTTTAGTAGAGTTTATAAGTTTATAATAATTTCTTTTTGTTTTATCATTTCAGATAAACTTTTTTGAGTGCTCAAAGGCGGCTCTATATTTTTTTGAGTGTCTGTAGACGGCTCAGATTGTTTTTCTTCTTCTATCATTCCACTGATCTCATTTGCACCCCAAAGAACGAATGAAACTTCGTATAACTTAATTTCCGTTACCGCCCAAAAATAACCCTCTGAATCAATTGAGCTTTTGTTTAGAACGAACTGATAATATTGATTCCAGTTTTTGAAGTGTTCTTCATCCGCTGAATCATTAATACATAGCGTTAATTTAACGTATCGTAAGCCTATTGAATGCTGTTTGACCTTCTTGTCTACGTATTGGTTATATGATGACTTACAAAGGTTTTGGCGCACTTCTGAATCGAATACTAAACAGGTAGTTGAACCAACCATATTTAAACCTAAATCAGTAAGGGGTATTACCTTTTCGTAAATATCAGTAAGGTATCCAATACGGGAATCTGTTTCGGTATCGTGGTTTTTAAGGTGGTAAATCAAATCTTTACCCTTTGGCCCCAATTCCTTAATTGTTTTAGTGGCACACCCTGCAAACAATACATCTTGTTGATTATCGCACCAATTGAATGTATTACCAATTAAAGAAACTGGCTCTATTCCTGGTTGTAATTCAATAACTTCAGTTACCGCTTTGTTTGCTTTTATTGATTTTGTGATTGATTCTGAAAATAACTGATCGCAAACCTTATCGCGTTTCTTAAATGTCTTTTCAGCTATGAGTCGTTTTTTATTGACTCTTAAAAAATCAAATAGCTCCGCCCCTTTAAATCCTTCTGAAATCCTGCTCATTTCTTTACAAGTTTATTTTGTGAAATGATTGATTCTTTGTCGGCTTTAGAAGCAGATAGTTTTTTCTTATTCACCTTTGCAGTGCATTCAGAATTTACGCATTTTTCACCGTGGTTGCACGGGTTGTTTTCTTCTGCCATATTTGCAATGGATTCTAGTTATGAATCAAATTACTATACAATAATACGTTTTTTATTTAATACAAACAAAAACGGTCATTTTATTTAAAATTTAGGTGCAGGACTTGGGATAACATCACCGCCTTCTATTGCTGGCAATCCTATCAAATCCCTTCTTTCGTTTTCGGTTGTTGACTCCATAACTTTGGTAGCAACGATTGGAGAAAGAACGTTTAATTTGTCTGCAACCTCATTATTATCTGTTTCGCGTAATACTATTACCTGTTTGGCTTCATCTTCACCATAGCCCCATTCGTTTGTAAGTATGAACACCGCTACATCATACGTAAACACTCCGTCTTTAACCGATTGGTTTAAGTCAGTAATAGCCTCTGTGATCGTTTTATTTTTCTCAAACCTCAAAGATTGTGCTTCCTGTAAGCAATCAATATTTGAAGTATCTAGGAATATTTCATACCCTAGAAAGTCTAATATATGCTTATTTTCGGTAATTAATTTAGTAAAAGGGATTACACAATCGTTATACAAAGACTTATTCGATTCCTGCACATTGGCGAATTTCTTATTATCCGGATCGTTTGCCTGTCCTGAATCAATTTGAAGTACTGTGCACAAATCCCTATTCTTATACTTATATCCGTCCCATAACTGAAAATCCTTAGCTGTTTTCCCAAGCTGAATGAATCGTAACTTAAAAGTAGAAGCTGCGATTTGGCCTGTTTTATTAGCGCCGCCTATTTGGCTATTTAATTTTGCCTGCAAATCATCTGATTCAATACCTGCTAATGGTTCGTCTGTATCGTTAGTAAGAATCCCGTTAACTCCTGAGTTCTTTAATGCTGCCGTGTCGGCTTGGTACATGTATTTCAGCGACTCAATAGGCATTTGCGCAGCCTGAAAAGGACTTATGCCAAAATTGGTAGGACATTCGGATGTTATATCTGCAAACCGTATGAATATCATGTCATCATAAATTAGGCTTACAGATGTCCCGTCCAATAAGTCTAATTTATATTTGAAAGTCTTTGAGCGATAAACCTCAACTACGTTAAGTGTATTTAATACTTTTAACTCGTCTGGGAATCCTGTGATCTTTTGTTTATATATAATACAAGTCCCTGTGGTAATTAACATATGTAAAGCCGAATTTACATCAAAGTCGAATGTTTTAGACTTATAGGGCTTTCCTTTCCAATAAGGAGTAAAAACAATATTGCGTTGTGCTAAAAGTATTTTATTTACAACACCAAAACCCACTGGATTGTTTGAATATCCCGTTTTAACTAAATGTCTTAACCCTTTCCAATTAAATTCATGGGATCCTGTTAAGTACTGCATGAAATTCTGGGTGGTGTATGAATTGTCTATTCCTGTCAATTCATTTGCATTGCCTATTTCTTCACCGTAAAAAAATGACTTTACAATAGGCACAATGCCCTTAAAATGTTTTTGCGGAACTAAGCTATTATTCTTTTCCAAATCTCATATTGTTTTTGTAAAGTTATAAAAATTTATTATAAGTAAGGCAAATTAGTTTTTTCTTTAAAATGTACAACGTTTTGGGGATTAACCCCTAAATATTCTTTACAAAAACCTTTTATAATGCAATTACAGCTTAAACCCTAACTCAAAATAAGTCCTCATCATGAACATATCCATTATATCGGGGGACTCACCGCCGATAAGTCCTTTCATTTCATCCTTGCCAGTCACCCGTAGTTTACCATCCATGTCGGGACGGCCTTTTCTTATTGATTTTCGCTCGTATAGGAACCTTTCTTTAACGCTCATTTTGTTATCATACCTGTAGTTTGCTACTTTATCGGATATTGAATACTGATTATCATTGACAGATTTTGCACTTTCAAAATAGCATTGAGATTTTAAGTTTATATAAGCCTTCTTACCTCCTGCTATTGGTACTCTGTTGTTGTTAAAAGGGACTCCATTGATAATAAACCCTCCTAAATAAGACCCAACCCCGTCATTATCGTAAACAATTGAACTGTTTGGAACAGAATGTAATTGAGCCATTTTCTTAATTGAATCTAACACCTGCTTACCGTCTGTCTTATCAATTATTTCAATATCAATAAGCTCAAATCCATCCCAAACGCCAATAATATACTTATCAGCCCCCTGCATGGCTATATCGGCAGTTATGTACTTTTTGCCAGTTACGCAAGATTTAAGGCTTCCAAACATGTCTTTGAAGGATTTCAAATCATACAGTTCATTATTGTTCTGTGTCTTTTTCCAATTACCGTATAACAATTGAAGTTGACTCTCTTTATCTAACGCCAATAATGAAGCTAAATATTGAGGGTTTGCACTCATTAAAGCTTTATTTTCGTAAATAGATCCTGTTAGAAATGTGAAAGACTTTATTAAATCCTTATGAGTTGTTTGACCTTGAGAGGCTTCAATGATATTATCTACAATTGTTTTATTCGACTCGTAAACTTCATCATAAGAATTCCCCCAAATCACATTGTCTTCATTTACCATAAAATAACGCAGCTTGCCAACCCTGTCAGCAATTGGATACCCGCTATCTTGATCAATATACCACTCGATAAATTCAGCAACCCAACTATCGGGATCGGGGTTGCACGTAGCGCGAATATATGGCTTAACTCCACACGTTGACCTATTACGGGATAGCATATAGAAGAACTGTCCTTTAGAAAAATGGGTTAATTCATCAAAAGCAATGTAACATAACTGCGTACCCTGCCAATTGAATTTATCATCTTCATACTGTAAGTGCCTGAATACTATTCTATTTTGATTTGGGAACCTCCAATCTAAATTAGCTTTAGTTGCGCCAAGTAATGGGTAAATCTTTTTTGATTCATCCATAAGTCCGCCTGGATTCGTAATCTGAGGTGTTTCACGTCTAAAAAATACAGCGTTAAAGCCTTCTTTATTGATATGTCGCAACGATTCAATAAGCAATGTCCAAGTCTTTCCCACGCCGGCGCCTGAACCTCCAATTACAATGTCAGCAGAAGAACTTAAGAAGTTTTCTTGAAAACCAGATTGTGCGCGAATAATATTCATTAATCGGCATCTCTTTTATTACTTGGCAATTGGAATATTTGCACTTGGTTTATTGTTTTCCCATCGGTAGTAACATCAATCTTATCACCGTATTTATTCGGCCTTAATTTAGCTGCATACCATTTTCTAGCATCAATCCTCAACCTACTTCTATTTACCAACTCCTTATTTTCAACTGTATACGACTGATCTCCTTTAACAATCGTCATAAAATCATTAGATCCATCGTCTGCTATTTCTAGTATTTCTTCGGCCAATAAATCGGCTTGGCTATCTTTCGCGCGCGCGTACATGTTGCGAAAATCTTCATTCTCGCTTATCCATCTGTATATAGTTACAGGGTGCGGATATAATTCATTATTGCATATTTGCTTTAAACCTAAAGCCTTAGAACTAATATCAAAACATATTTGCTCAGCAATTTCTTTAGAGTATTTCGTAGGCCTTCCAATGTCTGCCATAATTTTTATTATTTACTTACTTATACGAATATACAAAACTAATGGCTTAAAATGAAAATTGTTGTTTCTTTATACCTTGTAAGCGTTTAGAATTGCGTGTTTATTGTAATATGCATCAAAGTGTTCGCTTGCTGCTTCCAATGCCAATTTAACATGGTATTCAGCTACTAGTTGAGCGTACTCCTGAGCATATTTTTGTATCCCTTCGGATGTAAGGTCATCGTGATACATTCCATTAAAATGTTTACCAAACAGCTCTTCTGCACTCGGAAGTTCTTTATTTCCCATTATTGATTACTTTAAAACTGAATTTTTCGAGCCTTTATTTTGACTACTTTTGTATATTCAAACTCCGATTCTTCCGAAATAGAAGCGTTTTTAGTTGGAGGATATAAGTCATTTGGTGTGCAACTAAAAGCACAACATAGCATCCATACATTGGAACATGAAAGCCTATGTTTGCCAGCCTCAATATTTATCATAGAAGTTCTGGAAATACCTAAGAATAAAGCTAAATCAACTTGTGTTAAGCCTAATCCCTCCCTTTTTTGCCTTACTTTTCGTGCTATAAATTCTGTAATGTAGTTGGTTTTATCTAATTCATAAACCAAATTTTCAAAATCTTCTTGGATATAATCTTTTTTACTTATTAGGGTCATTTCTCAATTCGTTTAAATATTTTTCATCGTATTTATTTAAAGCTTTTTCCATATAAGTTTGACTTTAATGCTTCAATTTCAGCATTTAGTTCGTCAATAGTTCTTTGAAGCTTTAAATTAGTAATATTATTTTGCATAACACATCCGTTTAATCTTCTGTTTTCTTCCAATTCCTGATCTACGCATAGATTGGCGTAAGATTCCATCGTACAAACAACATCTTGAGCATCTGGACTACAATCCTCTAAATTTGCTTGAGGATCAATCCCAAACTGTTTTCTAAAATATTGTTCTGAATCCAACAGTTTGCTTTTAGAACTTAAATTGCCTATCATGTTTTCTAAATTATCAGTCATTTTATCTTTACCTAATTCGCTTACTCTGTTTTTTAACGGCTTACCCCTCATGTTTTCAAACACTGTTTCATGAAGAACTTTTTGAAAGTCGGGTTCAATTTGTATTTGTTTGCCATCTTTTTTATATCCCTCCATTGCCTGTTTCAACCAATAAACGTTATGCGATTCTTTTAAAGCAGGGATTCGGGCTTGTAACCATCCTATCCAGTTGTTAAGTGTTTCTGTGCTCATTCCTCTACTTTTATTTAATGCTATGTAACCCCTTTCGTCCATTAATTTATGATATTTTAGTAATGAATTGATAGATACCTTTTTTTATTTCTAAAATATAGTGGTGTCTCATAAAGCATTGGAAGCTGTGAATATCAGAAAAAACATATCTTATATCAACCCTCCACGCTGGCATATACTCTACCCTGTATTTAGGCTTTGGTGTTTCTGGTTTCATTCTTTCCTCTCGTTAGTCATTTCTTTATGCTTAAACCAAGTTTCATTTTGAAGTCCAATAACTGTACATAATTCAGCCTTTTCCCCACTAGACGAAGGGAACGTAATGCATAGCAATCCTTTTGATGTGACATAATACATGCTTAGTTCTTTCATTTCTCATTTGGTTTTATCTCTGTTACCTTATACTTTTCAAACTCTTCAGGAACATGCATTAGATTCTTTTTACTCATTAACCATTGTAAAACATTTCCATTAGGAACATTTTTGCCGTTATTTTGACTTATATCTCGACAATCAAAGCCATATTGAACTGCGTCAATAATATCCTGTAATGTATATTCAACTTCTTTTATTTCTGTAATTGATACGGGTACGCATCGGTATCCAAGTTTGTAAAATTCTTTCCATGTTAATTTAGGTGACATATCTAAATATTTTTTCTTAGTATACTTAGCCCGATAAGAGATAGTAGATAAAACTATCCGTTTACTTGTTGTTTTTATTGCGTATGCTTTCATCTGTTAGAAGTTAAAACGTGGACAAAATTCATTCTTAGATTCTAACAACTCCATTTCAAATCTAATTTCTGAAATAACTTTTACCTTTTGGCGAATCCACTTTTCTTCTTCATAAAACTTATGTTCACTACAAAAGTTTGATTTTTGCCTTAATCTATCCTCTTCTTTTCTAAGAGTTTCAATCATTAATTTTATTCTTTCCGATATCATCTGTTATACTGGTTTATTTGGTAGTGGCATCCAATGTGTTACTTGTGCATTTTGATCCATCCACTTATCAAACGCCCACCAATAAAACTTTCTCTCTAATGTATCAAATCCGGCATGGTATGACAGGATCAGCTTTAATCCATTTTTCTTAACACACAACACTTCGGAATTTGTTTCAGGGAGTCTATCCGATACACTTACCCACTCCGGCTCACTCGCTTTCTCATTAAGGAGTTCGACCAAGTTTTTATATGTTATTTTCCCAAAATACAAATCCCGCCCTAATTCACGAAGGTATTCTACTGTTATCTTAGCCATGTGTTATTCGTTTAAATGGGTGCGGAGTTCTTCAAGGGAATTGAAATCTTTAATGGTATCGTCCCAACCAAATTCTTGACCGTACTTAATTATAGAAATACTTTTGTCCTTATGAACATAAATAAAATCTGCTTCTGGATATTTTTCAAAAACCTTTTCGATCAGCTCTTCCATTCCGTTATTCGTTTATGTGTTTACCTTGTTGATTGATTTAGTCATAATCAGTTCTGCTATCACATGATTTGCAACAGTTGTAATCTATTTGACTGAATTGTGTATATGCAGCCTGACAACATTCACCTATCACTATTTCACATCTTTCACAGGAAAATGTTTCTGATACATCTCCCTCGCATCGTTCACAAACTAATTTTTTGTTTCCTTCTATTGTGTCCATATTGTTATTTTTGAATTATGACTATAAATAAAACTACCAAGTAATGTAGAATAATAACACACCCTGCAAAGTGCCAAAATGATTGAAATACAAATTCTAATAGTCCCATAATTAAATTGAATAAATCCGTTTATACTTCTTTCTCGTAACCGTTACCGTAAAATGATTTTCCCAAACACTTAACACACCACCCCTTCTTAATTCCTGCGCTTTACCTCCGTTAATCGAAAACATCATTTTGTGAGGGTATATGCTATGCAATTGAGCCATTCTTGCAAATCTTTTACTTCTAATGTATGTGTCATATCACTTCTGTTTAAAATCACCTATAGGCTTGCGTATATTTGAAAACCCTCATCTGTATCGGCAATTGTAATGCCGTGGTGTATTGCAATAATTACTTCTTCTTCTGTAAAGTCTTCAAAGTCATCGAAATCGCTTCCTATATAAAGCGTATCATGCTCGCCGTGCAAGAAGTACGCCTGACTCTCATCTTTAAGTTTTGATGCCAAAAACATAATTGCCGAGGCCTGTTTGCAGGCACTAAATTTTATTTGCAATCCTTCAAAATCTTCAGGCAGGTCTTCATGCTTTTCAAACCATTCTACTAGTTGTTCTGTGTTATCCATAATCGTATTATTTACTTCTGTTTAAAATTACTATACTGTTTATTTTCCCACTTTTGATACCTGCAAATCAACCGGTTAAACCAAAACGGGTTACTCTCAAAGATTATGTTTTTCATTTCTTATTCAAAGGTAACATTTACTAATTAATATACAAACAAATTACCGATATTTATTTTAATTATTTTTCCCACACCCAAGCGTGTGCGGCTGCTTTTCTGGTTCGGTTAGATATTATTCTATTGAATGCCAACGTTAAAGTATTCAGCTCTGTCAATTTAGCTATGAAATTATCCCAATTGGCAATACCCTTAGTGATATAACCTATTCGGGTTCTGCTTACATGAGATTCCTCCGATAAAGCTTTTATAGTTATATTAAAGTATTCTAAGTCATCATTTAATTTTTCAGGCCAACCACTGCGAACCCTAACTTTTATTATTTCTCTTTTTACTTCCCGTGCCATTTGTCTAATATTTTTTGTTGTGCCAACCTAGTTTTTCTAGGTCTGTTTCTATTTGTATTACATTTAATGCCGTATAACGAAGCACTTTCCATCCTTCAATTTGTGCCAGATTGTATTTTTCGCAATCCATTGAATACCCCTTTATCGTTGTGTGCCTGCTTTTAACGCTAACAACGCCCTCATACTCAATCGCTACCATTATTAAAGGTATTGCATAATCAAATTTAAAACTTCGTTGCTTTGAGAATCTAAACTCTTTTTTAAATTCCAGCCCTGCCGATTTAAGAAAATGCTCGATTGCTAATGTTTGAACTCCTTTCAAAACAACCACCCCTTCTCCCGAGCTTCAATCGGGTTATTATGTATATATAAATGGCCTTCACGGCTTACAGACAACCACGTGTTAGTGTCTAGGTAGTATTTATCCCTATCCTTTCCGCAATGCTTGTGATGAACTTCAGTAGCGAAATTCTGGGGGTATATTGCACATGTTGCATTTTCGGATAAGAATTGAATATTTAGTTTCTTATACTCAATATCTGCGACTTTCCGTTTAGCTGACTTCTTATTGATCGGCTTACGTGGCTTAGGTGGCTTTCCCTCTTTTGGAGGACTGAATGCAGATTGATCTTTTGATATTGGCCCTTTTTTATTCATATAAGTTAAATATTTTTTCATCTATTTCTATGCCAAAAAAGTTTTTATTTTGCTCTTTACAAACAGCCCCAACTATTCCGCTTCCTAGAAATGGGTCTAAAACAGTTCCATTTTCAGGACAAAAACAATTAACAATTATATTTATTAAATCTTTTGGCTTAGAAGGTATTTTTCCAGTATGTGGCTTATTAAAATGATAGTGGTCTCTTATCCAAGTGCCTTCATCTGACTTGTTAAATTGCTTTCCTTCTTCTTTCCAGTCTCCAAAAACTTTAGTGCTCCGCTTCATTGATTTTGTTTTTTCTGAATAGTCAAGTCCAGTCCTAACATTTATGTAAAACTCTTTAGATAGCGTTAGTCAAAATATTTTTTGAAAAGAAACTAAAGGCATCTTCTTACTTACCCATGCGCCGCCATTTGAAAAAGTCCATATAATTTCACGTCTAAATATGTGGTTTACTTCATTTCTTAAATTATAATCAAACGGCTGTTTTGTGAAACAGATAATATTTCCAGTTAATTTAGTAACCCTAACAGCCTGGCAAATTAAACCTTCTTCACAAAGCTTGTCCCAATCTTGGTAGTTTGGATCTAATATTGTCAAATCTATGCTATGATCTTCTATTTTAGACATGATTTGCATCGAGTCTCCTAGTCTAATTATTTCGCTCATTTCCTTCCCATGCTAACACACTCATTCTCAAAATCCAAATCAATATCGTATTCCCCTACGTCCTCAAACTCCTGAACCAAGTTGCTAGGCATTGTAAGCCAATTAGATTTATTTATCATGCTTACCCTTCCTTCCTGCACTTCGCCAAACCGTGATAGTTCGTAGTGCGTTATATGCTTGCGGATGTGTATTTCACTTCCTAACATTTCAACTACTTCTTTAGGTAGCTTAACCCTGTACTGATAATATCCACAAGTGCCGTTACTCGAATGCGAAAACTGAAACTTAATTATTTTAGCTATCATTTGCTTTCTCTCCTTAATATTTCAATCGCTAGTTCGTAACATTTAATTTTTGCTTTAGAATCCAATATTCGTTTTTTATATTTTGCTTTTTCTTTAAATGTAAAATACGGAATAATGCTTTTGTCGTAATCAATTAAATCTTTCTCTCTTTCTATACAGTACTCTAGTTCTTTTATTGCCTGTGTCATTTGCTTTCTCTTTTTAATATTTCAATTGCCTGTTCAAAAGATAAAATATCCGATTTGCACTTTTCGACAAATACACGTCTTTCTTCTTTTTCTTCG